ACCTCGTATTAGCCAGTTAGCCTCAAGTATTGATGCTGACGTAGCTACTTCTTTCAAGAGCATTTATCAGTCTGTTGGTACACCAGGCACAGTTCCATCAACTTCTTTGGTCTTGTTACAAGCCCAACAGAAATTGAACGAAGCTGCTGCTGTAATGTCTCCACGGTACGCTACTGTAAACCCTGCCGCTAACGCTGGTTTGGTTGAAGGTATGAAAGGCTTATTCAACCCAACTGACACTATCAGCCGCCAGTTTAAGAACGGTATGATGGGTGAAGGTGTATTAGGGTTTGAAGAAATCAACATGAGCCAATCTATCAGTCAGCATACAACTGGTACAACTCCAACCTTACCAATCGTAGCTGCTACTGTAACTGCTGAAGGTTCTACATCATTAGCGATTAGCTTTAGCTCAGGTTCACCAACTTTCAGAATTGGTGATGTGTTTACTGTTGCTAACGTGTTTGCTGTTAACCCACAGACTCGTCAGTCAACAGGCTCATTACAGCAATTTGTTGTAACTGCTGATCTGAACATTTCTTCAACCACAACTGGTACCCTAACAGTATCGCCAGCGATGTATACCTCTGCTAACGCATTGGCTACTATCAATGCGTTCCCTGCTTCTGGGGCTGCTTTAACTTTCCTAGGTGGATCTGCAACAGCTTACCCACAAAACTTGATCTATCACAAAGATGCGATCACTTTTGCGACTGCTGACTTGCTATTACCACAAGGTGTAGACATGGCTTCACGTCAAGTTCACAACGGTATCTCGATGCGTATAGTACGTCAGTACGACATCAACAATGACCGTTTACCTTGCCGTATTGACGTTCTATACGGTTTCAGCGCAATCCGACCACAAATGGCTTGCCGTCTGTGGGGTTAAACCTAAATGCTCCCGTGTAAACGGGGGCTTTTTTAATATTTAAGGAGAATTATTATGGCATTACCTAATGGTGCAGGTGGTTATCAGCTAGGCGACGGTAACTTAACAGAAATTAATATGAGTACGCAAGTAGCCCCAACAGCTAAAGCAGCAGCAGCAACTTTAACAGCCGCTGAATTAGCCACAGGGATTATTACTTTTGATGGAACTGCGGGTGCATTAACAGTACCTACAGGCGCTTTGTTAGACGCTGCTTTTCCTAGTATGAAAGTTAATAGCTCTTTTGAGTTTAACATTATTAACTTAGATGGCTCCGATGCTGCAACTGTAACAGCTAGCACAGGTTGTACGCTAGTTGGTGTAGCTGCTGTTGCGGCTAATACGGCGTGTACTTGGCGTGTTCGTAGGACGGGCGACGCAACGTATGTATTCTATCGCGTAGCTGGTTAATGTAATACCCGCCCCTTGGGGCGGGATTAACTTTTTTTGGAACTGATAAAGGAGTTTAAAAATGGCAAATAATAAACCGATTGGCGTAGCGTACGCTGACCCTTTGCTTGATTCTGTACAAGTTGGTACTTCTAACGCGCCTATTGAAATTAATACTTCAGGTGTGTTAAACGGTGCTTATGCAACTACATCCGCTACCTCTGGCGACACTCGTCTTAACTTTAGCCGTTTAACCTTTACCTCTACAGGTTCAGGCGAAACTGCTCGTATTTTGACCCGTGTAACTGGTGCTAACGGTGCTACAGCTGGAACTATTAACGGCGCTCACATTAGCTGCGCAGTAAATACTGGCGGCACAATTAGTGGTGCGGCCAATGCGTTACGTGCAACTATTGGTGGCTCGTCTACTAACCCAGGTGGTACGCTTGCTGCGTTGCAACTTGATTCCGACTTTGCGTCTGGCGGTACTTGGACAAACGCGTCTTTCTTGCGCGTAACCAACTCTGGCACAGGTGAAGTAGGCAATTTTGCTGTTATGCCTGCTGTAAGTGCAACTGGTGTATTCCGTGCAAAAGTTGGTAGCCCTGTTGTTACTCATACTATCCCTGTAACTAGCGGTGGCACAACGTACTACATCATGGTTTCTACTGTTGCGTAATGCAAATCACTAAAGAATTTTTAGTGGCAGAAATTGAGTCGCTAGAGTTTGAAGCAAATAAGGCGCAAACCTTTTTAATTCAGGCTCAAGCGACTATTACTGCATATAAGATGCTTATTAATAAAATAGACGAACCTGAAAGTTCTGTAGCCGAATAAACTATGACTATATATTTAAGACATCCTGACCACGGTAGTAAAGTTGCTACGATGGAACAAGAAGCAGAATTTGATGAACAAAATGGCTGGGTGCGTTATACTAACGATACGCCATCCGAAGAAGAAATGATTGCGGCTCCTGTCAATACATTGGAAGTAAAAAGACGTCGTAAAACTATCGAGTAAAGGGTGAGTTATGGCAATTTATACCGCCAACGATCAAATTAATGGGGCGCTACGTCTATTAGGGGTATTGGCTGAAGGTGAAACAACTTCTGCCGCCACATCGCAAGACGCTTTAACTGCTTTAAATCAAATGATTGATTCATGGAATACTGAGCGTCTATCAATATTTTCTACGCAAGATCAAGTATTTGATTGGCCACCTAATGTACTAAGTAGAACACTAGGCCCTACAGGTGATTTTGTAGGTAATCGACCCGTTTTATTAGACGATTCTACTTACTTTCGAGATCCTGCCAACAATATCTCGTTTGGTATTAAGATGATTAACCAACAACAATATAACGGTATTGCCGTTAAGACAGTCACTAGCACATACCCGCAAGTGATATGGACTAACATGACGTACCCTAATATTGAGATGTATATTTATCCTAAGCCAACCAAAGTGCTAGAATGGCATTTTGTTTCGGTTGAGGAGTTAACACAGCCTGCTACATTAGCAACACCTATATTGTTTCCACCAGGCTATTTACGTGCCTTTAAGTATAATTTAGCTTGTGAATTTGCTGCCGAGTTTGGCGTTGAGCCAAGTCCCCAAGTATCACGAATTGCAATGACGTCTAAACGCAACTTAAAACGTATTAACAATCCAGACGATATTATGTCTTTACCGTACAGTATTGTTGGCACACGCCAGCGTTACAATATATTTGCAGGAAATTATTAAGGATAAATCATGGCTACGATTGCTATTTCAGCTTTACCCGTTGCAACTTCCCAAGCTGGAGCTGATGTATTGCCAATTGTGCAAGCATCTACTAGCACGACCAAACAACTGTCTGTAACTAATTTATTTACTAGCCCCGCGTTTGTAACTCCAAGCATAGGTGTAGCTACAGGTACAAGTGTAGCGCTAACTGGCGCAGCTACTTCTTCTGGCACAGCGGGCGTAGGCTACGCAACTGGCGCTGGCGGTACAGTTACTCAAGCAACTAGCCGAACTACGGGGGTAACGCTTAATAAAACAACGGGCGCAATTACATTATTTAGCGCAGCAGGGACAACCGTCGCCGCAACTTTTACTGTAACAAATAGCACAGTCGCTGCAACCGACGTAATTATTTTGAATCAAAAATCAGGTACTGATCTATATGATTTAATGGTGACTGCTGTTGCAGCGGGTAGTTTTAATATTACTTTTAGAACTACAGGCGGTACAACTACAGAAACGCCTGTGTTCAATTTTGCAGTAATCAAAGGTGTAGCAGCATAAAAAATGAAAACCCCGATTTTAGGTCAATCGTATGTTGCACGTAGCGTTAATGCAGCGGATGCCCGTATGGTTAATCTTTTTCCTGAAGTTGTAACTGAAGGACAAGAAACAGGGTTTTTACAACGCGCGCCTGGTTTAAAGTTTTTACAGACTATTGGTACTGGCCCTATCCGAGCATTGTGGGCGCATCAAACAAACGGCTCAGATTTCTATGTAGTATCTGGGCAAGAGTTTTATAAACTAACAGGCACTACAGCCACCCCAACGCTATTAGGCACCGTATCAGGCACAGGCCCCGTATCTATTGCTGACAATGGCACACAGATATTTTTAGCGTGTAATCCTGATGGTTTTATCTATAACGAAGTAACTAATGTATTTGCTAAAATTACGGATCCTGATTTCCCTGGCGCTGTAACCGTATCGTATTTAGATGGTTATTTTGTGTTTAACGAACCAGATAGCCAAAAGATATGGGTTTCCCAATTATTAGATGGTACATCGGTTGACCCATTAGATTTTGCTAGCGCTGAAGGTTCACCAGACGGCGTGGTTGCGCTTATATCAGATCACCGTGAGTTATGGGTGTTCGGTACTGACTCGGTAGAAGTTTGGTATGACTCAGGCGCAACCGACTTTCCTCTGACGCGTATTCAAGGTGCTTTTAATGAAATTGGTTGCGTTGCAGCATTTTCAGTTGCTAAATTAGATAACGGTTTATTTTGGCTAGGTACAGATGCCCGTGGTCAAGGTATTGTTTACCGTGCTAACGGCTACACAGGTGTTCGGGTTTCTACCCATGCAATTGAATGGCAAATACAACAGTATGGCAATATATCTGATGCGGTGGCGTACACCTATCAGCAAGACGGTCATGCGTTCTATGTAATCAGTTTTCCAACAGGCAATGCTACTTGGGTTTATGACGCATCTACGCAAGCATGGCATGAGCGAGCTGGTTTTAGTGACGGTAATTTTACAAGGCATCGTAGTAATAATCAATGTAACTTTGGCGGTACAATTATTGTTGGTGACTATGCAAACGGCAATATTTATCAACTTGACTTAGATACTTACGCAGACAACAACCAACCTCAAAAGTGGTTACGTTCATGGCGCGCATTAATGCCAGGGCAAAACAACTTTAAACGTACTGCTCAACATACTTTACAGCTTAATGCTGAAACAGGTGTGGGGTTAAATTTATATCCTGGATATGACTCTGAAGATATAGCAACAGAAGATGGCAAAGAAATTGTTGCTGAGTATGTACAACTTAGTTTAGCTACGCAAGCGGGGTTAGAAATAACTACTGAAGCCAATGATCAGTTTGAAATTTTAGGCACTAATACAAGCCCCGATATTAACGGTTATATTTTAACAACTGTTGGTTATCCAGCCGCGCCTGGTTACAATCCTCAAGCAATGTTACGCTGGTCAGACGATGGCGGTCACACATGGTCAAATGAACATTGGGCATCAATGGGCAAAATTGGTCAATACGGCTTTCGTACCTTTTGGCGTCGGCTTGGCATGACTCTTAAATTGCGTGACCGTGTTTACGAAGTGTCAGGCACCGATCCAGTAAAGATAGCCATTACCAACGCTGAACTATTGCTGTCACCAACTAATGCCTGATCCAATTAACATTACGCAGATTCCTGCGCCTAGAGTTGAGTTAATAGATCCACGTACAGGTTTAATGTCACGGGAATGGTTTAGGTTCTTTAATAACATATATACGATTGTAGGTGAAAATTTAGGCATTGTACAAATACCGAATGGTGGTACAGGGCTAAGTGATTACCCTTTAAATGGTCAACTATTAATAGGCAATACCGCAGGCAAAAAATATAACTTAAACACTTTAACTGCGGGGTCGGGCATTGGTGTTACCAACGGCGCAGGAACTATTGGTATCGCCAACACAGGCGTATTGTCTAACGCAGCAGGCGCAGGTATTTCCGTATCAAGCGCAACAGGTAATGTCACCGTAGCTAATACAGGCGTATTGTCGTTTAGCGGGGGTTCTACAGGCTTAACACCTAACACGGCTACTACAGGTGCCGTAACGCTTGCTGGCACCTTAGACGTTGATAACGGTGGTACAGGGCAAACAACCTATACCAATGGTCAACTATTAATTGGCAACACAACAGGAAATACCCTGACTAAAGCCACGTTGACGGCGGGTACAGGAATTGCTATTACTAATGGTACAGGTTCAATTAGCGTAGCTACTAATGGCACCGTAACAACAACTGCGCCAGTTACCAAAACGGCTGATTTTAGTGTAGCATCTACAGATACATGGTTAATAAACAATAAGACAGGCTCTACTTGCACGGTTACGCTACCGTCACCATCGGCTAACACAGGGCGGGTTTTATATTTTATTAACTATCAGAATCAACTGTTAGTGTCAGCGTCTAGTAATGTTGTATCAAGGGCAGGCGGAGCTGCGGGTACAGCCATACTAGATAACGTAGCAGGTAATTGGGCAACCATTGTGTCAGATGGCACAAGCTGGGTAACAACGCAAGCAGCAACATACAACAACTTATTGCTAGAATAATATGCAAATTGAGATGAACGTCACTTACGGACAAGAATTTCTACCTAAAATGGACACTTTACACCATTTTAGCGCAGGAATGTACGCTAAAGAAACACATATACCCGCAAATCATTGGTTAGTACAACACGCCCATTCGTATGATCATTTGTCTATTTTGGCTAGTGGTAGCGTAGAATTGACCGTTAATGATAAAACGTCTATTATTCATGCACCTGCTTGCATAAATATTTGTGCAAATACGCATCATGGCGTAAAATCATTAACAGACGTTGTTTGGTATTGTATTCACGCAACAGATTGCACCGATGAAGATAAAATTGATGAAGTATTAATTGCGCCTGTAGACCGCAAAAAAGTCGCAGAATTAGCAATAGAATTGAATAAAGGGGAATAATATGCCATTTTTTACGGGGGCAGCAATTATAGGTAGCGCCTTAATAGGTGGCATGGCGTCTAGCAAAGCATCAGGTGAACAAGCGCGGTCTGCGGGAGAAGCTACGCAAGCACAGCGAGATATTGCTGATCAACAAACGGCGCTTCAACGTGAACAGTATTTAAAACAACTTGAACTAAACGCGCCTTTTAGAGAAGCTGGACTTACAGGCACAAATATGTTGTTAGCGCAGTTGCAAGGCGGCCCATACGCATCAGCGCAATTTGGCGGTGTACCAGGTTACAATCCAGCAAGAGCTATGGAAAATTTTAGAGGTGTAGCAGGTTACGATCCAACATCTGCTATGAGGAATTTTGGTGCGTCTGACTTTCAAGCAGACCCAGGCTATGCGTTCCGTTTATCTGAAGGCATGAAAGCGCTTGACCGTACAGCAGCGTCAAGAGGTGGCTTGTTGTCTGGCGCTACTCTTAAAGGAGCGCAACGTTACGGATCTGATTTAGCCTCGCAAGAATACGGTAACGCATACAATCGTTTTCAAGCTAATCGTGCCACGCAATCGCAAGAATATCAAAATGCGTTTAACCGCTATCAAGCCGAACGTGCAGCGCAAGAACAAAACTACGGTAACGCTTTTAATCGTTTTCAAGCTGAAAGAACTAACACGCTTGCACCGTTACAAAGTTTAGCAGGTGTTGGGCAGTCAGCTACGCAACAAGCTCAACAAGCCTCACAAAACTATGCAACGGGAGCTACGGGTGCATTAGCTAACTATGGTAACGCTCAAGCTAGTAACATAATTGGCGCAGGCAACGCAAGGGCGTCTGGCTACGTTGGCGGCGCTAATGCGTTAACTGGCGGAATAGGTCAAGGATTAAACTTTTATCAAAATCAGAATTTAGTAAATCAATTACGATACAATAATTTATCTAATCAATACGGCGCAGGTAATGTATACGGCGGCGGCGCTAACAACCCAGCTTATACGCCTCCTTCAGTAGCGCAATACGCAATGAATAACGAGTATTAAGGGCTAAATATGGCAACTATTGATCCAAGTATTGCGATGGGCGTTAGGCCTATTCAAATTGAAAATCCATTAAATCAAATGGCGGCGTTGTCGCAGATTCAAAGTGGGCAAAATCAAAATGCTTTAGCTCAATATCAATTGTCGGCAGCGCAGCGTGCAGATGAGTCTACAAA